TTCAGCCAGCTGGTTGACAGCTAAGCCTGACTCTCTGTTTCTGTTCCGAATGCCTTTAAGGTTTACGGAATAGGCATCAGAAATAAAGTTATTTAGAGCAACTGAGCTGCTATCGACGAAAGTGTCGGTTCTAAAGTAGGTGTCGTCCTGGTGGTGCCACTCCCAATTAATGGAAAAGACGTTTCGGATTGCTTTAGCATCTCTAACAATACCACTAACCGATGTCAGCGAATCATAGTCTAGTGTCAGATCACCGGCAGAATCTGGTGATATATAGCTAAACCGCTTTAGGGTAAGCTCGCCGTTCTGATTAATATAGTTGAACAGGTTTAGTGGTGCCATACACTGCTCGGCTATAAAGCCTTTAGCGTCTTCGCCTGATATGCCCCAGAACTCCAATCGGAAAGACCAAAGATCGTCGCCAATCTCTTCATAGCTCGCAAGGTCAATCAGGTTTGAAGTGACGCCAGCGTGCCAAGCATCCGGCAGTGTTTGCCCAACATCGCCGTATAAATCGCCAGTTTGCAAGGCTATGATCATCTTAGGCACAGACAGATCAAGATAAACCATCTCGGCTATCTCGTAATTGCCGCCATCAATTGTTCCGACTATGTTTACAATCCGTGAACCAGCCACGCCGCGTTTGTCGATCGTAAAATGAGTGCTATCTGCTTTTGATGTCCACCGCATGATCTCAGTTACATCAGATCCGGCTGCGTCTGTTCCGCTAACTGATAGATAACCAACTGTAGAGCTAGGAGCATCACCCCAACCGCTGTCGTGGTATACAGCTTCAAACCCATCGCTAGATATAACCTCAAGCGATCCAGTGGCAACGCCTAGCGAGCTGATTGCCGTAGTGGTTTTCAGCTCTGAGAATATAGACTTTTTAACAAAGCGTTGTGTGTCGCTCAGGGCTATTGTGAACGCCTGCTCGTCATTATCAACTTGTGAAACATACATCGGAATAACGAGGGCATAGTCAGCAAAGGCTAGGTCAGCAAAGCCGGTATAGATTTCGACCTTGTTGTTAATAATGGAATCGTTATAAGTGTCTTTCAATCCGCGCAGGATTTCGGTAAAGCCAAGATCTAAGAATGAAAAGCTAATGTTGCCAATGGTGCTGTAACCGCGCTCAGGCACAATGCTTTGACTTGATCCGCCGCAAGAGATAACGCTATTTGGCAGGAAGTCAGCGCCAGCATCTGTTATCGCAACCGTTCCGTGAGTCAGGTAGATGTTCTTATTTTCGTTTATTATTTTGATTACAAGCGTTGGTTCTCGACTAAGCGAAAGGTTAGCCTGAATAAAATTGTCGGAAAGCTGACGCATTAAAGAACCTCACGAACGGAAAATGAATAGTTGAAGTTACCGACATCGGCGGCACTCTTACGAGACCGTGAGCGCCTAGACGACATTTGAACGGACATTGTATTGCTGCCCTCATCCAAGTTTGTCATCAGAAAAGGTTCTGCGTTCATAGTAGATGCAAAAAACATCTCCATAACGTCGGTCGCAGGCTCGCCGTTTATTCCCGAAGTAGCAGTTACACAGGCATAATTTGAAGTGTCGTAATAGAACGAACTGGACAAGATGCCCGACTTTGATTTGATCTGTGCTGTGCTTGTTTCGTCAGATTGATCAAATGTCGTCAAAGTTAGCTCAATCGTGTAATAGATTTCCGGGTCTGGTGCCGGCGAAATCACATTTTTAGTCGGGTAAAAGAATATAACTGTGTTGGTCATCGTAAGGCCCTGCCCTGCGCGGAATCTTTGTTGATTATAACAGCGTCCGAGTCGAATAGCGCCGTTAGTTCATCGACACCAAAGCCAACCCCACCGCTTATGTTAATCGTTGTTGAGCTGCTTTGCGTGTTGTTTGTGATGTTTGACGGTGCCTCTGTCGGAGTATTTGAGCCTTTAACCGATGAATCACCAAAGCTGGTCGAGGCTATGTTTGCAACTTGGGACGCTCCGGCTGCTGCGATAAGGCCAGCGGCACCGAATCCAAATATACCGCCCTGAGCCACAGCTTTGCTCATTCCGGTGTAGGTGTTCATTATCGTTTCAGCCATAGAGGCTGCCTTCGCCGTGTTGAATAGCTCTTTAGATTGCGAGTTCATAAGCTCGGAGATGGCACCAGAAGTGCGACGCTTTACGTCTAGCTTTTCATTCTCTGCTTTCCTGTTGTCCTCGGCGGTCTTTCTGTCGAATTCTTTAAGCCCTTGGCGCTCTCCGTCTCCGACTTCTCGACGCTGGTTTAGCTGCTCTTGCAATGCGTTACCATTTGCCATGTTATCTGCGTGTCTGAGCTCTTCGACATTGCCATAAAAGTCTGCGATAGCTTGGAGTTCGCCGGCTAATGCGTTCTCACGTTGGTTGCGCTTTTCTGCAAGCCAAATGCGATCCGAAACCCTTTGCTTCTCATCCATTTCACGTTCGGCTGCCGCGAAATCTATTTTTTCTTGTAGCAGTGCGTTAAGCAGCGCGCTTTCAGCCGCTTGCTGCTCCTCTCTAAAGCCTTGTTGCTCGCTAAATAGAGCGTTTAAAAGTGCGCCTTCTCGTTCTGCGCGATTAGGCTCATTGGTTTTTGATGGCCCTACACCCTCGCCCGATAACATCTCCTTTGTTAGATCGTTAAATGCATTCATCTCTTCGCTTGCTGTTTTATATTCCGCCGCCAGCCTAACTACCTCGGCGGACTGCCGCTCAATCTGCTTACTAGTTAAGTCTATGCCTTTCTGGTTATCACTTCGCGTAAAGTAGAAAAACGTGTTGTTAAGAGTTTCTAGCCCTTCTTTTGCAGCGTCTACCTTTTCTTTAAGCGCTTCCATTGCCGCGATTGCCTGCAAGCGGCCTAGCTCTCTATCTTGAGCAACAGCCATCCGTTGAACAGAGGCCATTTCCCTAAAGCCATCAGTGGCATTGCCAATCCTTTCTACCAAGTCATCCAAGTCTTTGCCAGTGCCGGTTATGGCTTTGTGCATAACACCACCAAGCGCAGCACCGATAGCTATCGCAGCACCAATCAAGGCACCTTGTGGCCCGAGCACCATAGCCAACTGTGAACCCTGCTGGCCAAGTATCGTAAACGCACTGACGCCCATCTGAGCCTGTACCGCGACATCTTGGAGCTGGTAGCCTAACTGCTGGGCCGAGCCTTTTTGCAGCTTAAAAGCGCCGCCGAGCTTTGACATGCTACCGCCAAGCTTTCCTGCTGTTTTCTCAAGATTGACAGTGCCGGCTGATACTTGCTTTAGTGTCGTGCCAAGTTGCCCGACAGAGCCGGTAAAACGCTTTACGCTTTGCTCAGTTCCTGACGCGGATTTTGCCAAGGCATCAAGGTCGGCATCTGCTTTTCTAATGTCGGTGGTGTCGGCTTTTATGCCTAGAGTATAAATATCAGTTGGCATAATCTACGCGCCTTTTTGTTTTGCGATGTTTCGGAATTTGGTAGCGATTTGTTTGTTTCGTTCTTCAGGTGTTCGCGTATCGTTAAAATACGGGGCATTACAGTCGCGCTTAATGGCTTTGTTTGAAAAGCCTTGGTACGCGTTAGACATTGATCTGAGCGTGGTAACTTCGAACGGGGATAGATTTGTGTTCGTCATTGTTGACCATGCTCCAATGTCTGGAAAGGTAAAGACTAGTCCTAACTCAAAAAACCACTCAAGCAAATAGTTGAAACCATCGCATGGCGGCATGTTTACAAATTGGGTTCCTGCTTGAGAAATCATCCTTGATTCCTTTTGCTTTTCAGGTACTGCGTGGAGCCACGCCAAGTGCTGCGCGTATAGAGTTAAGCTTTCTGCGGCATTAAAAAAAAATTGTTGCGCTTTTCAACTGCCTCTTTGACTTGATTGACGATCCAATCGAAACCAATGTCGGAATAGATTTCAACCGCTTTATCCATGCTGAACTTTATCTCATTACCCTTTTCGTCGGTAATGTTACTCCATCCAACGGTTGCAGCGGCCAAGAGTTGCGCGCCAGCCTTCAGCATCTCAGCGTCAGAACTGTCTTTAGACAAGCCCTTAAATATTGCGGCAAAGGCGTTGCGATAAGTGGCAGAGTCAGAACCGCGCACCGTTACAGATGCGTCTAATTCTGATTTATCTACCGGATGTAAGAGATTGAACGTAAAGCCATTCTCGGCTTTAGCGCTCAAGTTAAAGTCTGATAGCTTCACTTAATTAAACCTCGATGATGGCGTTATCTAGTTCAACAGTAACAGAAGCGCCGACGATCTGGTTAGATCCGCCTACGTTTGTTGTATAGCTAAAGATCTGGCCAGTAAAGTATTGAATGGTGCCATCTTGCAACGTCACTTGATGCGAGTAAACGGTATCTTTATTCGCGCCATCTACGCCAGAAATGATCAGAACCTGACCGGCATCAGTAGGCACTCGGCCCAATTGCATAGTCAGAGCGCCATCATTAACGGTGCCCTTGCGCTTAACGGTTCGACCAGTGGCCAAAGGCGTGTGCGTAACGACTTCAAACGTAGGGCCATATTCGCCGAGCTCGGTTACTTCTGAAACCGATGTGAATGTAAGCGCACCAAATCCGGCGGCATCATAGGTCGCAGGTGAAGCTGCGGAGACAGAATATACTGTGCTTTGGGACGTGATTACATCAGACATTTTTAAATCCTCGTTTAGATTTGTAGATTATAGGCTTTTGACAGCATTTGTTAAAGCGTCTTGGAAGTCAGCAACCGAGACCCGAACCATACCGGCAGGGGCCGCATAAGCCCAAGCCTCGTATTCTATTCGCCGAATGTACGGCAAGTTATTTGTTAGATAGTAAACCTTACCAGCGGCCTTTGCTGACTCTTTGGTGGCCAAAGCAATTGCATCGCGTCCGGTCTTATCGATTTTTGCTTTATTGTAGGTCATTACGGGCTGATCAGTTGAGGCAAACCAGTTACCCCTAGCTGCGCCGCCTATATATCCTACAGGTGGCCTAGTTTTCCAGAATGTAGGGTCACCAACTGGCGTGCGTTTGATTATCTCGGTACTTAGTTCAACCAGTGCTGTTTTAACAACATGATCTAGGCCTTGCTCGGTCTTCTTTGCCCACTTCTTTAGATCGCTGGCAAAGTTTATGCTAATGGTGCTCATACTATCGACCTGTATCGAATAGAGACGGGCACAGAGTACCACGACTCGTCTACATCGAATGAACCACTAGCCCAAGACTTCTCCGTAATGACGCCGGAGTAAATAGACCCGCGCGAAAACTCAGTTAGCAGGTTGTCGACCATAGTGCGCGAAACGGCTGTACCGGTGCCCTTCGGTATTCTTACGTCCACCTGATAAAT